CGAGGTCGTCGATGACGATCATGTCGATGCAGCCGAACAGATCCTGCCGGATCTTTGCCCACTGGTTCCACTTCTCTACGACCCCTGCGGTCCATCCGTTCTTGCGGCAATACTGAAGAGATCTTTGAGTGGGGCTAGACATGGCTGGTTGTTCTTGATAATTATCGTGAGGTTCAGTAATTGGCATTACGAGCGAGAGGGATCCGTTTTCATAGCCGGGTCTTGATGATTGTGGCGGTCAGTGGTTTTTGGGGTTGCTTTCCTTCCACTGGCCGCCACTACTTTTAGCATTCCTGGGGCCGAGACTTTGTAGTGCGCGTTGCGGTTGGTCAGAGACTGCGACTGCGCCTCACTCCCTACTTCTTCCCCCTATCGCCCTAGCAGGCGAGACAAAGTTTCGGCCCCTTTTCCTTTGCATGGCAATACATGTACGGTTACGTGTAATGCTTATGGAAATGCAAACAAAGCTGCTTGGCAAGCAACTTCAGCTTTCACCGCTGTGGAGTGACCACGTTTCGGTGCCCGCTCGCTGGCTCTTCATCTGCCTTCTTCTAGAGACCGATGATCAGGGTGAGATCGTCGTAGACGAGGACTACCGAGTCTGCTCAGAGATCTCAGGGCTAGGAATCCAGTCAGTGCAGAAGGCGTTGACCGAACTTGAGAAGGCGAAGATGATTACGGCGTTTGACGACGACACGGTCATCGTGCATCGCCCAAACATGTATCGGCATCGGCGAACCAAGAGGCAGGTGATGAACGCCGAATACGTCAGGCGTCACCGTGACCGTAAGCGTAACGGTCAACTTACTGAAAGCGTACATCCCCCCCAGACCCCCCCTAGTGATAGTACTACTAGTACTACTAGTACTAGTACAGTACAGAAGGACTCTGGAAGCACGACCGTTGAGCCATCCTCCAAGGATGAGAAGCCCAAGAAGACCGACAAGCAGATCCGCGAGGAGACTGGGTTCAACGAGTTCTGGGATGCCTACGGCAAGAAGACCAGCACCAAGACAGCCCTCACCGCCTGGAAGAACCTGACCAAACGGGACCGTGAGGCTGCCATGGGGGCCGTCGCTGCCTACGTAGCGGCCACCCCCGACGTGCGCTTCCGCAAGAATCCATCCACCTGGATCCACCAGCGATGCTGGGAGGATGAGTTGGTGGCACCCCAGAAAGCCCCGCCTCGGGAGCATATCCATGAGGCTGGCGAGATTGACTTCTGAGGGCACTTATCTCTCCAGGGTGTCTGGGGAGGTGCCAAGCATTTCAGTGGCTTACAGAGGCAGGGAGGGCCGTTAGAATGGAAGAGAGCGACAAGGCTGAATACATGAACGCATGGCGGGTGGTCGAGTCGGGGCTGAAGAAGTGCCCCGAGCACGGCAACTACGAGTCCGATCTGATGGCTCACCGGCACCCACGGTGCCAAGCCTTCTGGACGAAGTGCCCGCGCTGCAACGAAGAGATCGAGAAGGAGGAGAAGGAACTACAAGCCCGCTACAACGCATGGCTTACCGACGATGACACCGTGAAGTCGCAGGTCAACGAGCTTCTGCTGGTCCAGGCCGGGGTGCCGCCTCGATACTTCGATGCAACCCTGGAGAACTGGCGCGACACAGATCCAGCGATGAAGAAGATCGGAGACAAACTTCGCAAGTATCTGGAGGAGTTCGAGATCGCGCTGGAGAGGGGCTCCAGCCTCATCTTCATCGGCAACCCAGGCACCGGCAAGACCTTCGCCGCGTGCTCGATCGTCAACAACCTGATCCTGAAGAGGGGTCACAGCGCCTGCTACGTCACGGCCAACGAGTTCCTGACCCGGCTGCGAAACTGCTACGGCAGCGGAGCTACCGAGATGGAGAGCGAAGTGTTCGATGCCTACACCGCTCCCAGCCTGCTGGTCGTGGACGAAGTCGGGCGACACAAGGACAGCAAGCACGCCGCAGACAGCCTGTTCGCCCTCTTCGACAGCCGCTACCGAGAGGTCAGGCCCACCATCCTAGTGTCGAACATGACCAAGGATGAGTTCGTGGAATACCTAGGGGAAGCCATGATCTCAAGACTGAGACAGGACGGGCAGATGCTGGGATTCTACTGGGAGGATCAGAGGAAATGAGGAATCACGATCACCGAGAGTTCTCGCCTCAACTCATGGGCCTCATCAACAGGCTTCAAGAGTCTCGACAGGGCAGGCAGGGCTGGTGTTACGCCGCGCTTAACGATGAAGGCACTTTGTTAAAGCTGGGAGGCACCAAGAACTGCCCGATCTGCCGCATCCACGGCAACCAGAAGGTGCCGGGTATCAAAAAGAAGGTCCGGATGAACTTGGTTGCGCTTGCGTGGTCCGAAGACTGGAAGATCCACGAACAGCACCTACTTAGAATCGCTACCCCGATCTACGGAGACGAGTGGTTTGATCCTGGCCCGCACTTCAAGTGCCAGAAGTCACTGCTCGACTACCTGTGCTCTGAAGGAATGCTAGTCGATCCCTGGGATGCGACCATGAAGTTTATGCAGTCGGTCGAAGAGCAGTGCCTAGCTACCACTTGACACGGTTGGCCCAGTAAGCCGCTGACATCTTGCCCTTCGCGATGTTCTTCGCGTGGCGGGCCTTGAAGGACTTGCGGCGGGCTTTGCCCTTGGCTGTCTTCGGGTTCTTGCCCGCACCACTCACGCCCTTCTGACCGAAGCGGATCAGCTTGACCTTGTCACCGACCTTAGCCAGCACAGCGTGCGACTTCGAGCCGTGACCCGGTGTTCTCTTGGGCTTGTTGTAGCCTGAGAACTTCTCTCCGCCGCGCTTGACAGTCACTTGCCTCGGGCTGATCGACTAGCCCTCTTCGCGGGTTTGGTGTTGGATACGACCCCCTTACCCTTGCGAGAGCCCGCACGCTTCTTCGCGTCCGTAGCCCTCTGCTGGGCAGGGGTGAGTTTCTTCCAGGCAGCGTCAGGCAGGTAACGTGCAGTCACCGTCTTGCCGCTCTTGGTCTTGCGCTTGGCAGGCTTGCCGTCACGGGTGCGCCACTTCTGACCAGTCCAGTTCTCCAGAGATTTCTGGGACTTCTTCTTAGCCACGGTAGCCACCCCCGGCGGCCTTGTATCGCTTGGCTAGCATCTGTGCCTTGCGAGCACTCCACTTGCCAGCAGGTCCACCCTTGGACCCAGCCTTGATGCTGTTGAAAAGACGCTTACGCATGCCCGGCTTGGTGTAGTTACCAGCCTCGTTGACCCGCGACTTCGCCTTCTTAGCAGCCATGACTACTTGCCTACCTTCTTCATCGCCTTCTTGTGAGCAGCAGTGAAGGTAGAGCCCGACTTCATCAACCGGGTCATCTCCTTCATGTGCTTGGAAGTGTGGTGCTTGGAGTGCCGCTTCATGGCGGCTTCCTGACGGGCAGTCAGGCCAGCACCCTTCTTCTTAGCAGCCATCAGTAGCCTCTACGGCCACCACCCATCTTCTTCATGGGCTTCTTGCCTGCCTTCTTGCCCATCTTCTTGGCAATCTTGGCGGGCATGGTCTTCTTGGCAGGGGACTTCTTTCCGGTCTTCTTCATCATGGCTATAAGCTCGCAACAAACACTTCAAGATCGACCGCAGCAGAGTTGGCTGTGGCCGTAATATCTACAAGATCCTCAAGGGCGACGGTCAAGGCAGAAGTGCCAGCGTCCATCGTGTCTTTGCATCCGCCCGCCATATCGCACGGGTAAATGAAGGAGTGACCCTTGTCTACGATGACTGCGAACTCATGGTTGCCCTCGCTTTTGAACGTGAGCAAGACATGGTTGGTGTCATCTTTGTTTGTGATGCGGATGTAGCGGACATCGTCCTCGTCGAACTGACCCGCTAGGTAGCTCTTGGCAAGGTCCGTCTCCAACGTAGTGGAAAAGCCAAGCAGTCCCGACTCCGTGGTAGGAACGGTGACGATCCTCTTCGAGATCTCGTTGACGTTGTCAACGGTGACCGTGTTGGTCGCACCCTGAGCAGACCCGTTGAGGGTGATCGCCTCCGTGATGGTCACGGTCAGGGTGGCTGCTGTAATGGTGGATGCCATATTGGTAGTGTCTCAAAAATACGGTAAGGCGCAAGGGGTATGCAAGTTGTTTGCTGAAAACAGTTTACTGACTCAGCCGTTGCAGGTCGCTCCGCTGGCCTGTCAGGAAAGCTCGGAGAGCGTCAAATGTGGTTTCGCTCTCCAATTCCCCAGTTAGTTGATCTCCAATTAGAGACACACGGTTGAACACGCCACGCACAGGGACACCCATCATGGTCGCCATCTCGGAGGCTAGGTTGAGGGGATCATCGCCAGCCTTGCTTAAAGACCTCTGCACTCTCTCGAAGGCAGACTGCCAAGGCGCAATCGGGAAGCGGTTGTTCCAGTATTCGTCGTCGAACCAGTTGTTTGAGAAGAACCTCCAGGCATCCGCCCCAACCGGAATGCCACCTACTGCCTGATCCATCTGACTGCGGAACCAGAACTCAATGAGGTCGTCGCTGTAGCCGTCATCATCATCGTCCCAATCCTCGCCTCTGGCGATCAACGTGGTTGCAGATGCCAGCATGGCCGGGACCATAAGCAGATACATGTAGGTGGTCGCTAGTTCCGCCACCTTGTTCCGATCGTTTTCGCTCAGGTCGATCGCTCCCTGCGCGTAGGCATTGTTCATCCAGTTGACGAACCAAGACTTGAAAGGGAAGAAAGCTTTATAAAGACCGCCCTTCGCCTCAAACATCGAGACATCCTCCTTCTCGCCAGCCATCTGCGTGCTACGCACCACGCTATCTGCAAACGCAATGGCTCTTGCTTCGGCCTCTTCTTCTGTCACGCCCTCCTGGCTAAGAGCAGCCTCAGTCTCCTTGTTGTAGGCCGCTTGCCAGACAGCGATGTCTACTTGGTTCTGCGTGATCTGCTGCAAGATGTAGGCGTTCTTGGCAACCCAGCCCTTAGTCTTAGTCCAGACCGAATCCTCGCTAGTCATCAGGCGGCGCTGGTTCTCCATGATGTCAAAGATCTGGCGCTCTAAACGCGCCTTCATCTCTGGCGACTTGGCAGCAATCTCTTCCTTAATCGTCTTGCTCATAAACGTGCGAGTCAGAGCAGACATCACGCGACGAGCGCCTAGTCGTCGCATCGGCATAATCAATCCTGTGTAGTTCTGCAAAGCGTTACCAACATTCAGGAACATGATCCCGATGTTGGCATTGCGAGCCAGCATGTAGAGGAAGTCCCCAACTTGGCTGTCGTCACGCTCGAACGACTGATAAGCAGAACGCTTCATCCAACTTAGCAAGTTCCGGTAAGCCCTTTGCCCAAAACGCTCGACGAACGCAGTAGCGACAGGGCTTCGACCGTCCAGACCGTTGATTACCCTGTAGATGTTGGTCGCAGGCTTGGTCATGTGGATGTAGCGATACACCTCCATCGCATGGTGTCCGATACTTGCCAAGTCTAGAAGAAGGCGCTGGCCTGAAGGGGTCTTCGAGCGGTCTTTGGTGAAAGCTGGCAGCACGGTCAAGATGTAGTCGTGCTGTTGCTCCAGCGTCATCTCGCCTTCTTCCAAGGTCTGCACAGTTTGGCGTCGGAAGTCTGGGTCAAACTTGACAGGAATGTATCCACCCTTGAACTCCGTCGTGCCTTCTTGGCCGGGGAACAAGATCTGAAACGGCTGAGATTTAATGGTCTCCATCTCGTAGCCACGTGTCTCGCGCATCACTTTTTGAGCACGGCCCAGCATGTCATCGCTACTGAGGTGATTAAACACCGCCTGCATAAACTCAAAGTCTTGCTTTGTCAGCACACCAGCAGCGATCTGCTGTTCCAAGAACCTCTGAATGTCGATAGCAGTGCGCTGAAGTTGGGCATCAGTGGCGTCTTCACCAGCATAGCCAGATACCAATCTCTCGCGGTTACTAGCGTTGCCGTAGTAGTGCATCGCTAGGTGGATGATCTCCGTCTTGGCTCCAGCATTTTTGCTGCCAAGAGTTACTTTTGTCCCACCGAAGGTCACCTCAATGCTCTTCTCTCCTCCTGGCATGGTAAGGTCTAACTGTCGAAGGCGACCCTCCATGTCAAAGCCTTTGCCCGTGGCTTTGTCCTTGGACATGAATGCCTTGCTCTCTGCTCGGTAAGCATTGCCAGCATCCTTGATCATCACGAACAAGCGCGTCCACGGACCTATCTGACCCTGGTCGATGCGCCGGAACAGGTGTTCAAAACGAATGAGGTCTGAGAAGTAATCTCGGATGTTAGACCAAATGCTATTTTTCCTTGCAGAGGCATCTGGGTCTACCGGGATAGTAGAGATTTGATCCAGCAGTTCTTGCTGCATCGTCTCAACGTCTTCTTTCCGACCCTCCAGTTCGGCTGATCGAACGTCGCTCGCTCGTTTCATCCAGACATTGATCAGTTCGCGCAAACGCTGAACATCGGCCAACTTCATTCGCTCGATCTGCTTTCGACGATCGCCAGTCACCGGACCTTGCAGTTCCAATCCTTGGAAGTATCCAATCTCCTTGGCTATAGCTGCAAAGAACTCAGGGTCGTGCTGCGAGAAGCGCACCAATAACGCCACAGGATCACCTTCAATCGACCCAATGCCAAGCTGCACTAACAAGGCACGCAGAGCTTTGACGATGATTACATCTTTCTTCTGCTTGGCTAGTTTCTCGTCAGACTGAGCCTTAAACACGCGGCGGCTAGACCGAACAAGTTTGCCAACTTCTTGGCGAGCCTTCTTGCCCTCGCGAATCAACGCTTCGTTGACTAGTTCTTGACGCTTTGCAAAAGCGGCGGCAGCAAGGTCTCCGTCTTTAAGAGCCTTGAGAGCTTTCTTGCGAGCACGAACGGCAGCGTGATTGTAAGCTGTTAGGTTGATGTCACCCGTAGGCGTGTTGGAAATTATTTCCTTAGCTATGCCGCGAGCAAGGTCTAGTTCTGCCTTTGTGTTGCGCCCATTGTTCAGGATGTATTTCAGTTCTAAGCCGATCATCCTTTCTCTTGCTCGGCTGTGAATCGCTGCTTGGATGCGCTCCTCAATCAAGACGGGGTCAGTCAATCCTGACTGCTCCTCAATCATGTAGCGGTCAACGCGGTAGTCGATCTCTCCTTGGATTGAGCGAGACTCCGAGAGTTCCAACAGCATCTCCTCGTTGCTCTCGTAGCCGAACATTTTGCGGGCTGCGTCCAGTGGCAAACCGTTCTGCCTCTTAAGCAAGCCCATCTTAGCAAGTTCGACCGCCATCTCCTCGTCGATAGCAGCCACCTGCTCATAACTAAGGCGTGTGCTAGGCACCTTGTCTGGCGAGACTCTTCCTGCCTTAGTGTCTTGATAGAAGCCGTTAGAGATAAAGCTGCGAAGTTGGAAGACGCGAGTCGTGCGGACTTCTTCTTCCATGTCATCTCTAACTTTCGACTCCGTGCGCCGACGCTGTCCCCGAATCTTTCCAGCCGTTCGCTCACGGGCACGGCCTTGCCAGCCAATTTCCTCCATCCTGCGCTGAGTCAGTTCTGCTTGCGATTCTGCTAGCGCAGCCTTGAACTCGCGATCGTATTCTTCGTAATCCTTTGGATCTCGACCAGCAGCTTCCCACTCTTCGCGGGTAACCATCATGGCGCTTAGGTCGTGCTCATCAAAGAACGCCATCGTGTCCCGCTCGGCAGACATCATGCGTCCGAAGATTGCGCGGACATCTTCGTTCAAACCCGGCAGTGGCCTTTTGAACTCGTCCTCGTATTCCTTTTGAAACTTAACAACCAACTCTTTGTAGGTCGTAGTCAGATACTTGATTAGCCGCGCAAAGATGCTCTTCAACTGCGGGGTCGGCGCAGACTTATTAGGGTCATACAAATACAGTTCAAAAGAAGCTGCAATCGCTTCGTGGAACGGGCGACGCTGATCAAGACTCATGTTGCGCCAGCCTTCCAACGTGCCTTCGTAGCCAGCCCACTTCAGCAGTTCTTGGATGTCCTTGAGGTTCTGCTTCTCTAGGGCCGTGCGCTCGGACTCTGGCTTCTGCTCAATAGCCAAACCAGTCACAGACAAGAACTCCAAGTTCCAGTGCATCAACTCATGCATCAGAGTTGTTGGCTTGGCGTCGGGGTCAAGCAGGATCTTCTGGATAGCGTCCGTGCCCTCGAAAGAGGCGGTGCCTAGAGTTTTGCGCTTCTGATCGCCCTCCTTGCTATAGAGGGTAAAGGTTCGTGAGACATCCTCACTAACGCCTGTGAAAATGCCTTGTGGCGTTGCTTCTCGACCCTCCCAAATGCCATACGCCGCTTCATATTTTTTGCGCCGCGACATGTCATCTATGTCCATGTCTGACCGCTTTGCTTCTAAGCCCTCTGCTTTGCGACGGTAGCTTTCGTCAGAGTCTTGCTGCTCTGCTTTGTCGGCGCGCATGGTCTTGCCGCGAACATCGCGGATCATGCCGACAAGTTCAGACTCTTGCAGAACGTCTCCAGTTAGGCGCTCGTATTCGTCTAAAGCCTTTCTTAGCCCAGACTCTGAATCAGCAAAGTCATTGCTCATTCGAGTCTCGCCAGCCTTCCCGTCTGCGGCGTATCCTCTAATAAACCCGAGAGAAATCTCTTGCCTTAGTTTGAGTGTTTCATACTCCGATTCTTGGGCAACAGTTGCTTCGTATTGCTCCCTTCTACCTTGCAGGTTAAGCAGAACACTACGTTGAGTTCTTACGTCTTGAGTTTGGAAGCCTACGTTTTTAAGGGAGTCGTATAGAGTTGTAACTTCTGCATCGCTAAGAGTGTCGATTTTGCCTGCCTTTTCAATCAACGCGATGTTTTCTAACTGCTGGCGCGCAACATCATACTTTGTTGTTCTTGCTTGAGTCCGACCGCCCTCCTTGCTGTAGAGGGTGCCGGAATCTAGGGTGTCTGTTTGAGGTCGTTGCTGGGCTTGAGCCTCCGCTGCACGCGCTTCCGTAATCCCTTGGATAAGGGAATCGACAGTAACCCCCTTGCCGTTGCGTTTGACGCCAGGGTGCTTCTTCGCCTCTGCACGAAGTTGCGACTTGGTCATCTCCTTGAGGTCGTCGTTATTGACTTCTACCTGTTGCTGCTCGGTCTGCTGTTGGGTTTGCTGCTGGGCCTGAGCCTCGTCTGCCTTCTGCTGGTTTAGAGGTTGTTGAGCAACTTGTGGCATGTATTTCTGAACAAACTCTCGGGGGCTGATGTTCAAAACAGCCGCTCCGCGCCGAACAAACGCCATCAACAATGTGCTGCTAGCAGAAGCGTCTAAACCCTTGGCCGCTTCCTCGCCAATCTGTGAAGACAATTGATCTTCAATTTCTTGCCGGACAGCTTCAACCTCTTCCTCGAAAGCCTTCATGTTTTCCAAGGCTTCCTTGCTCTCCTTGTCCATGTCTGACATGACACGGTCGCGGATGTTCATCAACGCCTTGCTTTCCAACGTTGTTAGCCCGCCTTCCATAAAAGCAACATGCTGGAACAAGACCTCGTAAGTCTTCTTCTCAGTCTTGGCAAAGAGCCTGTCAAAGTCCGTCTTTGACATCTCTACATCGCCTTCGCGGCCTGCTGCTTCTTCTAGTTTGGCAATTAACCCAGGCTGTTCACGCTCTACTTGCTCACGGAACTGTCCAGCAGGCAAACCTTGAGCCGCTTCCGCTTCCTCAATCTGCCTAAGAGTATCTAAAAACCCTTCGGCGCGTAGGTAGTAGCGATCGTAAGTTGAAGACTCACCTGACTCTGCATCTACTTGATCGTGCGCCTGTGGCACCAACGCCTGTTGACGAAGCTCAGCGGCTCGCCTTGCTTTTTTCTCGTCGTGCAACGTCTCAGCAGCACGCACAGTGTCACGCACTAGCCGGGCAGCAGCAGGAATGCCACCAAGCACAACCATGCCTTTTGCTGTGTGAACAAACGCTTGGCTGAAAGCCTCGTAGTATTCCGGTTCGTAGAGGTTGTCTGGTTGATACTGTTCTGAGGCTTTGACTTTAGCAGCTTCCGTTAAGACCTCCTGAACACCTTCAGTCCCAGATTCCCCTAAAACTCCCTTAACACCAAAGTCTTTAACTACGACCTGTTTGAAGGCTTTAGCAAAGTCACGCTTGTTTAAGAATGGGCTTCCTTTGCCCTTAAGTAATTCACGGCCCAATCCACGCAGGCCCGCTGAAGCACCTCGAAGACCTAAAGATTCAAAGCCTGCAATGTAAGCCCCATACTCTTGGCTAATTTGCTTGGCCTGTGCAGGCGTGTAACCTAGTTCGGTTACTAATTCTGCATACAAGTTGCCTGCTTCAAGGTTGAAGCTCGTAGCAAATGCAGTGACCCCCGCTGCAATTGGAGCCAAAGGCGCAAGAGGAGGTATCTTGGCAAGGGTTAAGCCTACGCCGCCTGAGTAGACCAATGTCTCTTGCATGGTCCCTACAAGTTCTGCTGCAGCAGCCACCCACCCTGGCTCGCTTTGCATGTGCGCTCGTTGCAGGTCACGCATACGGCGCAGTTTTTGGCGCTCGTAAGGACGAAGGTCACGCTCGTCCAACATGGCCCCAGTGCCTAGTTGCCCGATTTCGACAGTGTTGCGAGCAACCGCGTAACCGTTAGCAACTTGATTCCACCAACCCTCTGTTTCAATCAGGTTGCCAATGTCGTCGTAAGCAAGCGCAACAAAATCTTTGTTGGCTAGGTTGGCTGAAAGCGTCGGAAACTCACGCAGAAACTCTTCTGAAGACGCTCTGTTTGCCAAATACTCCGCTTTAATACTGTCAAAACTACGCGGAGGATCTTGTGGTCCTTGTGGCCCTAAAGGAGCCGCGACAGAAGAGTGTTTAGCAGCGTAAGCCTTGGGGTCTTGCCTGTTGGGATCTAGCAGGTTTGCACGGATTTGACCTGACATGTTAGATCCAAACAAAAGGGGCGATCCGTAAAACGTGTTCATCTCTAGCGACCCTTATTTTGTTCTAGCCACCGCTGGATGTTTTCTTCTTTTTTACGAAGCTCATCTTTCTGTCGTTGTTTTGTTTCTGCGTTAGGGTCTCTAGTCACCTCTTCCCAGAAATCTTCTAAGCCATCACCAAACCTATCTGCTGGTGATCTTTTTTGGCGTTCCTTTAATCGTTGATTGTATATCAGTTCGGCTTCTTCGCGAGTTCTTCCCTCTAAAGGAGCATCTGAGATCCAATCTATAAGTTGTCCCATCAAACCGGGTCGCGGTTTGACAGGCTGCATAATCTGCTGAATGCGAGCCTCTCGGAGTTGAGCAGGTCTAGCTTCTGCCCGCTCTGTTCGAATCCTTTCGTATTCTTGCAGCAACGGCTCTGGTAGTTGCGCGGAGTCAAAGTAAGCCCCACGGTTCGAAAGCACCAAGTTGTCTTCGCCTAAGACGACTTTAAGCGACTGCAATTCTTCTTCTGAAACTACGCGCACACCTTCTGGGCTTAGATTTTTAGAATACAACTCTCGGGCTTGATCACTGAGATCCCTTGCTGGAATGTCCCCGTAAGAAAGCCTGACAGGATCATTTCGCACAGCAGGGTGAAGCTGCATTGCGGCATTCCACTGATTAGGGTGAATGCCTGACACGTTTATAAACGCTTGTCTTTGGCTGTCTAAGTAGCGATGCAAAAGCGGTCTTGAAAAATTGCGGTCTGTCTGACGCCTTTGAAAAGCTGTCTGCAAGGTTTGCCTTTGTGCACTGAAAGCAGCCTGAGCGTTTTGCTTATCTTCTTCTGCATACTCAAGCCGCCAGTCAGGGTTTTCGATTGTGCTATTGATGAACCGCAAGGCTTGGCGAACACCATCAGTAGACGCTAGGTATCTGCGGTCCTCGTCTTCTTCGACAACTTGCAGTACTGCTGTAAAAAGCTCTTCTTCAGAGATCACCTCGCCCGGTTTGGAAGCAATTAAAGTTGCTAAGTCTTGCGGAATGCCTAGCCGCAGCATGGTTTCATTAAGCTTGTCCTGATTAGCGTTTATCCAAACAGCAGGCGTAGGCCGTTTAGGATCGTTGACAGGCAAGCCAGGGTATTCTTTGGATATTTCGCTCTGAATGTAATTGCCCAAAACACTACGCATTCGTTGTGCTTCTTGACGACCTAGATCAGAGCCTCGCTTAGACAAAGCTACACGACGCATTGCTGCTTGTAGAATGGTTTCGTCAGCATAAGAACCGTTAGGGTTACGGCGCTTAGTTCCCCCAGCTTCTTCTAGGCTATTCAACAAGGCTTCTGGCCCTGCTGCGGCAGTCATGGCTGCTTGGCGTTCTGCTTCACTCAAGAACCAGCCGTTAATCACTTTGACTCCGCCGAAGTCGTCTGAATCTTTCAGGGTAATTTGGCGGCGATCTATTACTGCAACCATAGCCATGTCCAACACTTGGTGATTGGTTTTGTTTTGGTTGTTAGGGTTAGTTCGCATCGACTGATACATGCGATCTACCTGACGATCGAACTCTGCTTTACGCATTTTGACTGCGTCGGAGTCTATATCGTTGTTTTCGTCTAACGTTATCCCTCGCCTTTTTACGTCCGCAACAAACTGTTGATCGAAGTAGAGTTGTGAGTATCTACTGATTTGGCCGGTGTCAAAATTGTCTTCCTTAGGCGGCTCTACTGAGTCGGGGAACAACACTTGCCTGACACCCTCTACCAACTTGTTAGTGTCGGCGCGACTTATTCCTTTTTCTCGAAGCTCTACATAAAACGGTTTTAAATCGTCCAGCGTGACAGGGTCTTTGCTGGTCAAGCGCTTTCTGTTCCTAAGCTCACGGGCTAGACGGTTAAATCCATGCTCGTTGTTATTAGCCGCAAAATAAGCCTCGCCGCCAATAGTAGACCCAGACGTAGAACCTGCTCCGCTTGAGCGACCAGATCCTCCGCTTGAGCGACCAGACCCTCCGCTGACACGTTCTTGTTGGTCTACCCAGTTTAAAAAGTTGTTCTCAACTCGATACTCTCGCAGCTTTGACCGTGTTGCTTTTGACACTACACCGCCGTTGTCAATCCATTCTTGCTGCGCGTCGTCTAACGCTTGGCCTTGGGCATCTGCGCGAAGCAAGCGATCTTCTCGGGCACGCTTGTAGATAAAGTTTGTAACAGACTCGCGCTGCGTTTCTGTCCAGTTGTTAGCGTCAGCAAGCATTCGCGACTGACCCAGTGCTTCATAAAAGTCCCCGTCAGTTTTTTGAAGCAAGTCTTCTACTGTTGTGCGCGTCCATGCTTGACCAACAATTTCGCGACCTTGGCTTTCTAGTTGCTTTCGCGTTGAATCCAGCATTGTCCGACCAAAAAGCTGGCGCTCTTCTGGGCTAGCGGCCTGTGCTTGCTCAACAGTCATGCCTCTTTGAGGAGACTGTTCGCTGCGAACTGCTGATACAGGAGATTGTTCAAAAATTGAAACTGCACTTAACCATCGTGCAGCACTCTCTGGATCTTCGCTGTTAGCAAGTCCATTAAAGATGTCGGCAATTAGTTTGTCAGTGCCAGTTAAAACATGGAGATCCAATCGTTCGTCGCTGTATCCTCTGTTTTTAGCCTCGTTAGATAAGTTTTGGCGTAAACGCAAAAACAACGCTATAGAGTTGTTTCCTAAAGGCTCTGCCCGAAGAGCTTCTTCTAACTGTATGCGCTCGGCAACGATTTGCTGTTGCTCATATTGAGAGGCAGCCTCTGCGTAGTGTGCCTGTGAACGCAGGCTGGCTCGATTGCGGATCTTATCGACGATCGGAGCAGCGGCTTGGCGTTGCGTGTCGTTCATCAACATGCCGCTAGAGCCCTGGTAGATCTCCTCGATCTCCTTGTTGAAGGCTTCTAGACCCGTGACGCCATCTTTGCCCTTGGTCTGCTCGTAGGTGAACAGAGCCTTGTTGACGCCATTCTCAAAAGTGTTGGCGAACTCGCGGGCTCTAGCGTTGTTGACCTTGTCCTCTGCTTCACGGCCTACAGCAGACAAGAAGTTGCCTACCTGACCTAGTCGCTGCGCGTCTCGCGCTGCTTGCTGAGACTCGCCAGTGCCTTGGAAGGCAACAACGCCGGGAGCTTGGAACTGTGGGCGCGAGATAGGCGACAGCCCAACGCTAGGAACTCTGACCATGATTAGTTCTGACTACGGTATTGTTGGCCCATGTATCGGAAGAACTCACTGCCAACGCGGCCAGCGGTTCCAAGCAAACTGCCACTGCGAGGTGCCATGCTTTCGATGTTGCTTGCCGACACTCGGCCTAGCAAACCTTGGTTTCTGAGGTTTACAGCCTGCATGCGGCGGGACTGAGCCTGCCTCATGGCGTTTGTGTCGATGTTGTAGGCGTCGATCTCTTTGACCAGATCAAGGCTAGCCTGTGTCTCTGCTGCCGATCCTGCGCCGATCCTGATTCCGCGTGCGCCCTGTCGGGTCAGTTGCTGCGCCATCTCCATGCCTGCACGCATGGTGAGTTGGAACTTCTGTTGCTCACCTGCTTCTAAGATGCTGACAGCCTCGTCTTCTGCCATACGGGCGTTGATGTTCGCCATGTCAGCCTGAAACCGCATGGACGACGCCTTGGACTTGGCTTCGTACTGAGCCTGTTTGGCTTGGTAGAACCTGACAATCTCGCTGTTAATAGCGCCGCCGATCTGAGCGATCGCGCCAGCAATTTGAAAGCCTTGAGCTTGATCTAGTCTGGCTTGCGTCGCCGCGTTTCCAGCTTGAGTGACCGTAGGTTGAAAAGCCTGACCAGCGATTTCACCAGTGCCAAACATTCCAGCCATGCCCGACATGGCGTCTACGCCAGCACTAGCTGCAACAGAAGCCTGTTGTGCAGTGGGCAGTGATCCAAAAGCACCGCTTAAAGTGTCGCCCATGTTAGTCTCCGATCGAAATCTGGGTTGTGATGTTGAGCACAGATGCAGGCGCTGCGCCTGATGCCTCAATGACAACCTGCGTGTCCTCGTCCCAGGTTGACGGCACATGCGTCCTAAACTCGCCCGTCTTGAGTTCTGTGTCTTTGAGTTCTTCGACAGACTTGGTGTCTGCCTCATCCATGCCAACCTTCAGAGCGCCACAGTCTTCGACCCTGACGGACAGTTGGTTGACGTTCTTGGTGCGGCCCTGAGCACCAGCCTCGATTTCTAGACTCATCGGTAGAGTCTTTGCCTGCGAGGTGTAGGACAGACCGCCACAGATCTTGACGGCAAAGTCCTTAAAGGTCACAGTCCCTGTGTCAGACACCGTGACGGACTCAGTGCGTTCGCCGTCTACGAGGACCGTGATGACTTGATTGGCTAAGTGAGCAAACCCTGAAAACTCTTTGCGTGCAAAAGCAAACGTAGAGGTAGGCGTGTTGATCAAGTCTCCTGGGAAGTCCGACTGCAAAGTGCCCGTTAACTGAGTCGCTGAAACAAACGATTCAATGGTTACTCGATGCTTGCTTGTTCCAGATGTAAACTCAATCGCAGAGCCTACGTCAGCAATGCTAAAGATGCCTGGGGTAGCAGTCGATCCTGCATCGTCTAGCGAAGTGATGGTTACCGCGCTGTCTTTGATCGGCAATGCTGTGGATTGCACAGACAGCGTGCCAGTCCCAGTGTAGGTGCCATCAATGGTCACGCTGGCATCAAGATAAACAGCGTCTTTCAGTTCTTCTTCACGAACCTGGACAAGGCGTTCAATAGAACGATTGCTGCCACGTAGCACCACAACGTAAATGTTGTCGTAACTGCCTTCAGACAACGAGCAAACGCTTTCAATAGTTCCTTCGGTCTCATGCTGGTGCCAAGCCAGCACTCGCTCCTCTGGAATGTAGGTCAAGCACAACAACTTGCCGGTGCTAGACACAAACCACAGGACGGGCACAGGTGCCTTGGAGTAGGCCAGATCGTCGAGAGTAAAGCCATCAAACAAGTGAGATGCTCGAAGCGACAAGTCACCTGTTAGGTAGCCCTGATTTTCAATGCGAAAATTGATCTCACGGGCATGGCCGCCACGCGCAGAGCAAAACACTACCGAATTGTTGACTACTTGAGGGTGAACGCTGTTGCTGCCTACATACGACTGCTGACGCAGTGCGATTGTGCTAGGGGTAATCGCATCGCTGTTAATGGCGGTGACTCTAAACTCACCTTGTTGAGTCATCAGCAGCAAGTCTTGCACTGGCACGATGTGTCGAATGACGTGTGCTTCACGCGATGCTATGTCTACTGAGATTCGATCGTCAGCTTGAGTAGGTAAGCGATACGAAAAAGATGACTCTGTGCCAGATCGACTCATAAACAGAGTTCGCGGCAAAGCATCTGACCCACCAAAACAACGTCGCTGCTCGAAGCGGGCCGAAGCGCGAGGCTGAAAACTTTCATCTACCTCTTCATCTGGAATTAGAAGAGTCTGAGAAAAGTCTGGAACTATGTTGTCGTCTTTGAATTGATAGGCTGATGTTCCAGCTTCGTGATTTACCTGACCGATAAATCCAAACAAACCATTGAGCTTTTTGTAGACGTTGTAGCTTCTTGCGCCTGGAACTCCTGTCCATTGCAAATCGTTACTAGCCCCTGGAGACGCTAAAACATTGTTGGCGACTGTTTCTTCGTTAGAGGCAAACGACTCCTGCCCTCTTTCATCAACGGCTGTAACAACATAGACTTCGTCAGGGTCTGCATTTGTTACCGTGTAATACATGTTTATGCCAGATAACGTTCCTGTTGATGTCGAGGTTCCGCTAACTGACTCACCGTTTTCTGCACGTAGTCGAACTTTATTGGCAACATCAACACCGCTAACAGTGGTGATGCGGACGTTTGCAATGCTGTAGTAACCCGTTGATGGGATGCTGCTGGTGCCAGTATTATCAATGTAAACCGTGTCACCTACTGCAAATGGCGCAGCCATGATCTCGCCATCGTTGACAATAAACTCTGTTTGATCGTCGCTTCCATCAAACTTTGTTATCAAATACGCTTGCCCACGAACGGGAACACCGGGGAACAACGTAGGTGCTGGAAGTTTGGGACTGAAGTCGATTGCTGAAATGTCCCAGTTCAGCGTGTCATAACGACGCAGTTCTTGCGGCTGATGATTAGGGTGCGTCAGAGTAACGATGTCGCCAGACTGATCGTATTCGATGTCAAACAACTCCGTTTCTAAAAACGGAGACACAACGGAAAACGCGCCATCGCTCTCTAGGCTAGAAGAGTTTTCTCCAATTTGAGTGACAAACTTGTTTTGAACTGCCTCAGCACTAGCAGTGTTTGCTTCGATCCTGACGACTCTGTGAGCTTCAGTTGAAGGTATGCCTGTTGTAGCAGGGCCATCTCCAGGCAAATAAGCTAAGTCGCCTTTCTGCCAGTATTGGCGAACGTATATTTCAGTGACGTTGTTGGCAGCGTTGTTTTTGATTGCGGTCAGAGTTGTGTCATTAATCCACGTGTTGGGTTGCCCGCCAGCGATAGTGTTTACATATTCAAGCTTTGTACGCAGACCAAAACTGAATGGTTCAGATTGACTGTTTTGTGCTCCTCCACAAATTAAAGCACCGACATTGCCTGCCAATCTATCGACGTAGAGTGGTTTCGGAATCCCAGGCACGTCATTGCCATCTTGATCAACTAGTTCGACCGACTCCCCTTGCTCAAACTTTCGACGGCCTGGATCTTGACCTGCTGTAAAGTCTAAACAGAATCTGCTGGTGCCAGGGCCGTTTCTATGACGAGCTTTGCAGTCAGGTGTCGTTCGGTTGTCCCACTCCTTGTAGATACGAGCACCGCCTACAAAACCATCTGTGGCTCCTCGCTTGAACGCATAAAACTTTTTGCCAACAGTGCCAAAACTTGTGATCTGAACAACACTGCCACCTGTGGCTTGATCAAAAACTTGGATCGTCTTGCTGTCTACAACGCGAACAAAGTAATCGCCGTCTGGATCTGAAAACGGTGTCGGCAGAAAACTAAAAGAGTGATCTTCTGCATAGAAAGTAATGGCATCGCCATCTACAAATCCATGCTCATTCACAAACCCAATCGTGTCGTCTGTTTGATTTAAGTCTTCGCGTTGGAACTCTTTGAAATCAGCCCAGACGATTGTCGCACCGTTTGTATGGAATCTGGCTTTTTGATCAGTCAGTTCTACTGCTACCTGCTGATCAACAGAGAACGTGAATGGAATGAGTCGCGACTTTTTGGTGCTGTCTAAACTGCTAGCAACTCGTTGAAACCCAGGGCGACGACGTATGCTACCTCTAGGGTCTACTAGCCAGTTCTTGCAGGTCGCAAGGCCAGACTGATATTGCTGCGCGTCGATACGCCCATACATCTGAGTGTCGATTTCGCCGCCAGCGAACGACAACTGAAGTTTGCGGGTCTTCGGCATGACTAGCGATCCCAGGGGTTGGTGTTGGCGTCTACGACAGGCTTTTCGCGAGTAGTCCGACTGTCGAATGCTGCGGCTTTTTGCATGTAGAACTCAGCCATTTGACCAGCATTCCTAACCGCCCCCATGCCTTCGTCGCCTTTGATCAACGCACCGGCAAGCATGCTGGCTAGTTGCCAAGAAACCGCGTAAACGAACATCCTAGAGAACTGAGACGAGTCGGTGACCTTGGCTTGGTATCGAAGAACTGCATCTTGCAAGTTGCAGTAGATGATCCGGTCGTAGTCATCGTTTAGCTCGATGACAAACGGTTGCGGGATCTTGATGCCCGCACTGACTTGGTCGTCCAGCGAGTCCTTCGCGATGACGGAAATCGCTCCCGCGAAGTCAGACGGCAGCCGGTAGGCATACTCAAAGTCTGTTCTTCCGCTAGTTGTGAGAGCAACCAAAGCAGACTGCTTGATGGTGAAGTCGTAGCGATGTCGCTCCAAGCAGAGGTCTCTAGCCACGGGGTAGTAACGAGCACATAGATCGGCTTGGTGGCTTCCATCTGAAGGATTGAGACTGGTGACCGTGGCCTTGTCTCCGATGTGAGCCAACGCCAAGTTGCAGATGTCGATCTCCTGCGAAGTCATCTGCTGTGTGTCTTTCCATGCACTGTAGGCAGACTCCGCTAAGCTGGTCATGCCCACTCCGCTGTAGTGGATCTTGACAGACCCGTTGATCGACGAAGGGTTCTTGTCCGCAGTCAACTCAAACGTGCTGACCTCAAACGTGCGCGTAAAGTGATCCTCGTCCGCTAGATCTTGGATGGCTGCGTTGACCGTAGAAGCATACGTCCAGATCGTAGACGTAGTAATCTTCGGATGAATAAACGGGATCTTGTCCTCTTCGAGAGAGGTCAGCGAGCGATCCTTGATGGCCTTGCGAATCGACGAGCGGATCTTGCTGGCGCTGTTCTTGTAGTTGTCTGCTAGCGGCTGGTGTCGAGCATCCTCCTCGCCCTGCGCCCAGAAGATGCCTATGCAATCACCCGTGTCTCCGTCTGCCTCAAACGCTAGCTTGGCGGCGTCAAGCATGTCTTCGAGCCGAGCAAAGCAGTTGTTGGGCTCGCCAGGAGACCAAGACTTTTGCTGTGCTTGATCTAGCCATCCGTGGGGAGTGATTGCGTCTGTAGACGCAGCTACCTCCTTGTGACCAATGCTTGTGTCTCGCATGGCACAGACCAGGACGTGCATCGTTTCGCCTGTGTGCTCATGCATCTTGAGTGCAAGGCTGGGGTGAAAGCTGATGCTAGGGTCGATCGAGATCTGGCCTGGACCATCAAAAGGCTGATAGGCGCGAGGCGTAGCGTGGTGGTTGGGGTAGTTGAACCCTGGAGGATACGGGTTTCTCTTGTTGTCTTGATCAAAGACAAACATCACATGGCGTGAGTTAGCGCCTGACTCTAATGTTTTACCACCGTTAAAGCTCTTGCCAGTAGCCGTGCCGCCATCTACACCAACTATCTTAGACACGTCTGCGGCATCTAGGTCTTGTAGGGTCAGTGTCGATCCGTCTACTGACGACACGATATACATCTTGCCTGGGACCAGCGGCGATGTCAGAGTGCCATTGGTAAAGAACTTGACGGCACTTCCAACAGATGGAATGCCTCCTACAAGCGTTGGTGAGTCCTGCACAGTCACCGTTAATGCAGTGGCTGTAGAGGTAATGGCTACCGTTGCTGGCCCATCAAACGGTGCGCTGCCTTCAAAGGGAGACCATGGCAACCACATAGCCCACTTCTCGAATGGGATTGACTGGTTGTTGAGAGGCGGAACCTCAATGGCAAACGTGTCATCTTCTGCCGTTGCCTCAGGGAATGCCTCCGTAGTCAACACATTGATGTTGCTCTCAGACTTTACGTCATGGATTGCCCGTGCAAATCCGACGTTTGCTTGAGTGCCTGATAAACAACGAAGTTGAAGACCAGTCAGGCTGCCTCGGAATGATGACTCAAACGAGATTAGAAGATTGTTTGCTGCAATTGCGTTCTGTCCACTGTCAGCGGAAGCAACCTTTTCATCTCCCCCTGGAGCGTCTGAGATAAAGAAGGCGGCATAACTGTCCTGACGAATAATCTGAACCGTGTCAGTTTCCGTTCCAGTAAGGTCAATTGCACTACCGCCAACGCCTGCAGCCAACTGAATTGTCTTTTCATCTACAACTTGGACAAAGTATTTGTCTGTGTTGTTTAGATTGCTCGGTAGTGACCCTGTCACTGCCTTTAACTTAACAATCTCATCTGCGCCTAAGCCGTGAGCGCCAGTAAAGTTAATGTGGTTACTGCTGTTGAGGTAGCCAGATGACGTAACCGTCTCTAGCAGACCTGCCTTGCGCGTGACGTAGTAAGTTGTGGTGTTGTCAAATCCGGTTGGAATACTGACTGATCCACCCTCGGCAAACTTAATAGGCTGACCCACATAAACAGGTCGGCTACGGCATACGACCCGAGCCGATGCGTTGCCTCCACTGCTGTCTAAGATCTTGTTGATGAAGCAAAGATGCTGACCATTCCCGCCAATAGCAGCCCCAGTAGTCGGATCACCAGCAGATCCTGGGTCAGCGATTCCACCAAACTCGTTGTGCAACTTGACGGTGGTTGTTGATCCCGCAGCGCCAGCCGTAGGAACAAAGTCAAACAGTTCGCCCGTTTCTGGAGGCGGCACAAAAGCTTGTGCAGCATCAAAAGTAAGCGTCGTCCCGGTAGTTGCTGCTGTATTTACAGTGTGCGTAGTGCCAGTCTTGCGGCGCGTAATGACAAGCCCTGTCGGGTCATACTGCCAAGTGACTGATGTGTTGATGCTTGTAGACGTAGAGCCTGCGAGCACCTTGCCCGTGCCGGGGTAGCACGACGTAGTCTGCGTTCCTAGATTCTGGTAGCTAGCAGTCGGGTCGTAGAACGTCAGGTACTTGATAGCCTGCGTTGCCTTGCCCATGACGTTGGCCGTCTGGTGCGACCCGAACGTCGTAGCCCCAAGGTTGTCTGACTGAGGCCCGCCCTTGAAGGTAAAGGGCAGTGTCAGGATGTCGTTGTAGGGACCAGATGCGTAGTCTGGCGTTTGCGAGTCCGCGTTGCGCGGGCTGCGGATGGCAGCGTAGAGGTGGTTGTCCTCCCACTCCGTTGCGTTGGCTACTTCTGTAGCCTGATTCTGACCTGCAACGACAATAAACTTTCTGACGGCCACGGGCTTACCTCAGGTAGCCGCCGTCAGGTATAGCGCGGGGGCGGCGGCTGCGACCCCCGCACTATGTGGCTCAGACTTCCGCCTGCTCCGACGCCGAAGGCTTGTCTTCCTTCGGCTGCTTCTTGGGACGACCCGGCTTCTTTTTAGCCGGTGCCTCCTCGATCACTTCCATCCAAGAAGGATTGAATGACCGCTCGCTGACCTCAAACTCTTCGCCGGGTTTCCAGCGACGAGAGAGGCAAATGCCTCTATTTGTTGCTCTGACTTTCATTAGTCAGTGCGCGTGTCCGTAGAGGTCCAGGCGTTCACATCCTTGACCAAGAAGGCATTGATTGCTCCCGCAGTGGTCGTGGCTGTTCCCGTAGTGATTCGAACACCCAAGAATCGCTTGTAGTCTGCCTTAGGTAGAGCAACGCGGAAACGCTTGCCCACGATCAAATCAGCCTTGGCTTGCGCTCCCGTCGTAAAAATATCGACAGGGTTCGAAGTCAACGCCTCGTTGTCAGCAGTCGTCAAGTGAACATTGACCGTAGCCGAGCCACCCGACAATACAGCCGTGGTGAAATCGACCACAAACTGAAGGTTTTCACCTACCGACATGTCCAACGTGGCGTTGTCAGTCACACCGACAGGCCGGAGATCAATGCCCGTTCCAACTTTAGTCGGGCCACCTGCGCTTGCCGAAATATCAACGGCATCCGCCATTTCCAAACTCTTATCAATCAACATCTGTGTGTCCTCCTATTAGCTAATGCGAGCTTCGTTAAGGCGAAGGGCATCGACCTTGCGGATCGGGATGCCGTCGAAAGTAAGGGTGGTCATGCCACCAATTTCATCCATGCTCAAGGTCGATTGCTTGACCTTGGTCACAAACTGCTTCCGCAGCGTTTGCTTAACCTTGCGGTTGCAGTAGAACGCAGCACGACCTGCACTGAGACTCGGAATGAGTTCACAAGCATCCGACATCATTTGCGTAATGTCTGCAACGCCGCTCGTAGCTGGATCTGCACCCAGGTTCGTCGAGTCGATCTGCATACGCACGATGTAGCGCCAGTCGCGAACGCTCAGGCCACAGCACCACTTGTAGTGCGTGCGGTAGGCTTCCATGCGACCACCCGTGCCATCACCGACAACGTCTTCTACAGTTACTTGGCCCTTGTCTTCCTTTGACAGACCCATTTGGCTGCCTTTGGAGTAGATGCCGTGACAAGTGTTCGGCCCCCAAACAATCAAGTAAATGCTGGTGTTGTCAGCGTCTGCTGCGTTAGCACCACCAAAGTCAGTGTCCAGCAGAATATTCTCGGAGCTTTCAGCGCTCAACGAGTTGAAGCGCGGCAGAAAGCCAGTGAACTCTTCTGAAGCAGACGTTTCATCGCCGTAGAACAGCGTGTCTGCAAACTCTTGGTTCATGCCCTCAAGGTGGGCCATGTCTTCTGACATGCGGAACGCAGCCGTGTTGCCGTTCAGGTCAGCAAGTTGCTTGTCAACCTCGGCGTAGGCTTCCATCATGCCGATGGTGTCCGTGACCTGCACAGTCTCGCTCTTAGTCGGCTGGACGCCGCCGTAGAGCTTGCGCCACGTCGGAGCCGGAAGACCCGAACGGACAGTGGTGCGGTGGCCGGTCTCAAGGTTGCCCTCAAGTTGGACCATGTCTTCGAGCACTTCGTTGGTCTGAGCAAGAGTCTCGACGATCGTCGCGATGCTCTTATCAGGATCTTGCCGCTTGGTGTAATCCAGCAGCGTAGGGTGCGTAGTTGCACTAATGTTAGGCATTTAAGAACTCCTCAGTTCATCTTTGAGTTGTTGTAGAAATCTTGGGCAGAGAACGGCTGTTCTTTGTCCGACTGGCTACCAGTAAGGAAACGATCCTCACCGATATCTTGGTGCGTCCTGACGAGGAACCGGATCATCTCCGGGTTATCGCCGAGACCTGTTTGCCCAAGCAGCGTCTTAAACTCAGGAGTTCCATATGTGTCGAGCACACGGATGGCCTTACCCAGGTTCTCTTGGAGATTGTCTCCGCCGATCTCTGAATCGAGTTCGACTTGCTCAACCCACTGCGTACGAAGATCGTTAATGTAGTCTTCGTTTTGCTGCGCCAGTGCCGGGGCAACTTTGTCGAGCACTGACTGAGCTTGTTCTTGAGTGAGATTGAGGTCTTTAGCCACCTCAGAAAATGCTTGCACCGGAGCCGAATCGACAGCGAGGTCGGAGCCTTCCATGGCTTGGAACTCGTATGATTCGGGCGCACCTTCTGGCTGACTGGTTTCCGCCGGTTGCTCCTGCTGAACAGGAGTTTCCTGCGGCTGCTGCTCTTGTGGTTGCTGCTCGGCGTCACCGCCTGTCAGCAAAGATTCAGCAACTTGTCCTTCGTTATTAGTTTCGGGAGTTTGTGCTTCGGTTTCTGTCATGGGATTCCTTGATCATCAAGGTGAACTGATCGGGGCACGCCTCCAGCAGATCGTCTGCGATCTTGGTGCCTACGGCTTGCGCTCCAGCCTTGTGGCTTTGCGCTAGGCCGTTGGTGTCAATCACCGGCATAAAGAAGCGCATTTCGCGTAGCCATTGCCACACAATGCGTCGGCCAGACTGCGACCCCATGAGCCAACGCATGTCTTCGCGATGCTGGTTAATACGAGCTTGAATGCGGTCAGATCTGTCTGCCGCATCCTGCTCAATTAACTCATCCGAAATTGCGTGTTGGCGCACGCAGGCAAGATAGCAAAATACGCTAGAGAGAAAGCGTATTTTTTATGCTGCGGCGCATTCGGTTGCCCATTAACCGAAAAGCAGGCGCACCACCCAAACCCAGAAGGTAATGCAGCCTGCTAGTAAACCCGTCCAAACAAAGGGGTTAGGCGAAAGGGTGCCCGTTAGACGGGCATTACCTTGCTGACAAATCGACTTGCGGTTTCGGTAACCCATTCCGTCATCTTTTTGACAGCGGTCGCAGCTTCTGCCTGACCAAGATTTGCCATAGTTGCCTTCACGATCAGGACTTCGGCAGCCGCTGCCTCTGGATCTGTGAACGACAAGGTCGCCAGTCGGCCCGCATCGGCAGCAATAGCCTCTACGATCTCTTGCTTTTCAGGCGCGGTAATAGATTCCTTAAGTGAGTCCACCAAGGCACTTACGTCAATATCACTCATTTGTCAGTCTTGTTGGCGTTAATACGCATTTCCCAGCTTTTCAGAAGACGCATGCGAGATGCCTTGGAGGGAGCGTCGAGCCCCTCGTCAGCTTCTACGTATGCACGGTATTCGGGCGCAATCGCCTCGTAGGTAGCCTTGTCTGCGGCCACGTAGGCGTCCGCAACGCTAATGCCCTCGCAGGCAGACAGCAGCATTAGGGCTGCTAGCAAACTCAATCTCTTCATGGTTTTTTAGGAGTGTCAGGTTTCTTCACAGGTGGCTTGGGTTTTGGATCATCGTGACCGTTGCCGTTGCCGTTGGGTTCTTCGTTAGGTTTACCCTCTGAGATAATGCTTCGCAAATTAGCCATCAAACCTGTGACCAGCAGAGTCAGCAGGGCTGATGCGACCGACACAGACTCATCAGGGATTGTGCCCATGCCTAGCATGGCAATAAAGCCGCCGATCAAAAGCACTAAGATTGCAGGCGTTGTCAGCGCAAGATTCGTCCGCGCCTTCTCACTAGCCGAAGTTGCGATTCGCATCTTGGCTAGTTCGAGTTGGATTTCTTCACGACGCATCTGACGGTCTGCGTCCTTCTCGGCTTTTTCGCGGGCCACGATTGCTTTGTATCGTGCCGCTGCTTCGCGAGTCTCCTCGCGTTTCATCCGCAATGCTGCCTTTTCGTCTTTCACGATAAAGGTCTGCTTATTGGAGTTGTCGGGTTCGAGGTCGTCATTGTGGGCCATGGGTCATCTCATAGGTATCGAGTCATCAACGCAGCGGTCACCGGTATGGCTCCGCCGATCAATCCGGCAAGCCCGCAACGGACCTCAAGCGAAGCGATCTTCTTTTCAATGTCAAACAGGCGCGCGTATAGGTCGCGCATCTCTCGTTTGAAGCTGTTGCGCTCTTCGCGTATTTCGACCGTAAGCCGGTCAATGCTGCCCATGACCAGTCGGCGATACTCGTCCCAACCGTTGCCCTGTGTGTCAGACATATTCCACGTTGATCGCGTAGACCTTGTATTCGCAGTTGGTGCGGCTGGTTGCCCAGTTCTGGTGAAACGTTAGCGCTAGATCGCCGCTGTCGGTCTGCGCTACGGCGTTGTTGCCCCACGTGCCATCCCGATGCATGCCGAAGATGTTGGAGATGCCGTCTGCTGAATTGCTCGCAGAGCTTACCCGCCACTCGCCGCTCAAGAATTGAGCGCCCGCCGCGCGGAAGCTCAGATCCATCCGCATGATCCACACGATCTGATCGGCGTCGTTGGCGATGCTGCCGCTAGCCTCATGCATGTCTACGCCGCCAAGACGCACGACGTGCTTAAAGTTCTGCGTGCTGCCGCTGTTCTGCTTCATCGTGCCGTGCGCGTGGACGCGCACTGTGCGCGTCGCCAACGTGCCTCCCGGTATCGTGAAGGAGTAGTATTGCGTCAGCGATGTCGTTTGCAGAGATGCGTACGGGTCGCCAACTTGCCGGTCGGCTCTAACGACAACGGTGTCTGCTAGCTTGGCTTCGGTCACCGCGTCATCGGCAATCGATGCAGTGGTAACCGCCGAAGAGGCCAGCACACCTGCAACCACTGCTCCCTCTTGCAGTTTAGCGGTAGACACTGCGCCCGCAGCCAACC